GAGAATCGCGGCATTATGGCACACAGCAGTCTCACCCAAACTACAGTTCTAGAAGGTGCGTTCAAGGCAGATCCCAGCGTCAAGAAAGAGTTCTTTGACAACATCAAACTGCAACAAGAGTTTGCCCCACGCTGATTTGCTCAATAAAGGCCAACGTGTTATAATGGGTGCATGAACAAACTATTTGCACCCATTGTTGTAACTTTAGTATTAACTGCTTGCGGAGGTGGCGGAGGACCCGGTGGCGCTGCTGCCCCACCTGTTTCTAGCCATGGTGAAGTGCCCTGCACAGTACAAGAAACAGTTTCAAGTCATACTCTTTGTATGAGTCCGGTACAGGTGAATGGAGCAAGTTTTACAGTCGATCCATATGTATCGGCCTCGCTAGACTTCAACGGCGACGGATTCCCGGATGCTGTACTATCAACCAACACAGTCAGCAACGCCAACACCCCAAGTGCTGTGAGCTTTATTACCGGCACGGCCAATCCCACTGTGTACAATACTGCGTCCCCCGCCATTACTGGAGGCACAGCAGGTGCATGGTTTGCCCGTGACATTGTGGTAAATGACTTCAACGGTGACGGTAAGCCAGACTTCTATATTGCAGATGCCAGTGAATACACCGCAACAGGCACCTTGCCCTGGAATGGTACAAATCAGTACTACTACATCAACAACGGCACTGGTGGCTTTGTCAAAACAGACACCGGAGTGTCGGCCCTGGTACACGGTGCCGGTGGTGCTAACAGTGCTGCGGATGGTTTCAGTCTAGCACTCAACACGCCTTGGTCTTGGGGCACAACATGGAGTATGTCCAATGTGTATTTTCATACTGTAGCACCCACAGGTGAAACAGACAATCCCTTGCCCGGTGCCTCATCTTTCTGCTACTCCACCACCATTGATGTAAACCATGACGGTAAAAAAGACATCATTGGATTCAGTGCCCCGGACTTCACACACAAGATCTACATCAATGATGGCACAGGACACTTCACAGCAGGCGCAGTGATTCCCAACTTTGTAAACAGCAATGTGGTGGTAGAAAGTGTGGCAGTTGCGGACCTAAATGGCGACGGTTGGGATGACTTTGTGACCATGCAGATTGATAGAACAGTGGTCAACTCCAACTACAGTTCCATGCGTGTGTACATCAATGACCAAGCAGGTTCGTTTACGGATGCAACTACTGCTTGGATTGGCGCCAACTTCCAAAACAATGCCTACAAGTTTTTCCAAGTTCAGGCATTTGATGTCAACAACGACGGCAAAGCAGACCTGGTGTTTGTACATGACGTTGACCCGGTTGCAAATACTCGAAAAGTTGAAGTGCTGACCAACACAGGCACGTCTTTTGCTACCAATAACTTTACCAACCTAACTGGCTACATTGGAGAAACACTGATTCCCATGCACAACAGCGCAGGCAACTATCTTTTGGTAAGCCAAGGCGGTGCAATGAAGGCCATGGTTATCAAATAACTTGACACTGAAACAAAAATCAACTAACATGTATGTATAGGAGATACAATGACTTGGTTTCTCAATTGGCTCGACAGAGTGGGCCGCAAACGTATTGTAATGGACAGGATTGACAATGAACCTTATCTCGAGCGTTACTACCTTTTTCTTAAGGACAGAAAGCGTTTCCCCTTCAATGTGTTTCTACACAAATTTCTTAAGTCAGATCCCGATGATGTGCATGATCATCCATGGAGCTACTTTACGCTTATCTTAAAAGGCGGTTACTATGAATGGACTCCGCAGTTTGATGCATCAGGAAAGAAAATTGGCGAAATGGCTCGATGGTGTGGACCCGGCCATTTTCGTATATGTAGCGCTCGCAGCTTTCATCGTATTGAGCTTGACCCTAGCGTGACCTGTTGGACCTTGTTCATGCCGGGACCACAGCAACGTGATTGGGGATTTCTTACTCAAGGCAAATGGATACAGCACGAAGAATACTTGAACAGTAGGGCAGCTCGATGATTCGACTACCACCAGGTTGCACAGTTTCCTACAACATTGTGATTGATGTTACTGAGCTAACTGGCGACATGATTGAATGGTATCGCCTAATTGAAGGTACCGTGGGCCACAAGGAAATGTATAACCATCGTGACGTGCGTATTCTAACACCAGTGGTGGCTTATAATGCCAAACCCTGCTATCATATGCAGGATGGTACAAACAATGTGCGCCTACACTTCCGCGGTGCCGATGCCAGTACTGCCAGTTTATTTTTATTAAAATTCAACGAATACGTGGTTCGCCATAACTTAAAAGAAGTTGAAGAACGTAGCTACTAGTCTAAATAAATATATGTTCAAACACACCGGTCTTTGGCTTCATCCCGGTATACAAACTCTGCCAGCCTATGCTAAAATTTAACATAGGAGAAAAAAAGCATGTCTAAAAAATTTATATCAACAAAAGAATATTCACATTTAGCCCCAGTGGCATATCGTCAATGGAGGGCCGACAGTCATTGTAATCTCGTCCATGGTTACGCACTATCATTCAAATTTGAATTTGAGTGTGATGACCTTGACGCTCGTAATTGGTGTTTTGACTATGGTGGTTTACGCCCACTTAAGGACTTTTTAGAAGAACACTTCGATCATGTTCTACTATTGGCTCAAGATGATCCGCACTATGATACCATCAAGCAGTTAGGTGAATTAGGTTTGGCAAAAATTACAGAAGTAGAAAAGACAGGATGCGAGGGCATTGCTGATTTTCTATACGAGTATGTGAATACTATCTTCTTGCCAAGTTGCGGTAAGTCTGAAGCAGACCGTGTTTGGTGTTCAAAAGTTGAAGTCAGAGAAACTCCATCAAATATGGCTTATCGCCAAGGTCACCGCGAAGATGGTGAATTTATTTAAGTAACGATTTTTCTAACGCTTTCAACCGTTTAGTTTCTGAAATTTTTCGTTTAGTTTCGTCTGACATTGGTTTTCCTTTGTTAGGCGGAACTGATCCTTTTTTAGAGTTAGAAATTTTTCTTTTCTGTGCATCAGTCATTGGCCCTTTCAGTCTCCCTCTTTGAAATTCTGAAATCTTTTTCTTTGCTTCTTCCGTCATAGGTGCCCGACACTTTCCCATTTTACCTTTGGAAATATTTTTGCATTCTTCCACTGATTTAATTCTACCGATTGACGATTTAGAAATTTTTTGTTTGGTTTCGTCTGATTGGGCTCTTCCTGGCCTTCCTTTTTGAGCATTTGATATTTTCTGTTTAGTTTCAGAAGAATGAGATTTAACCCTAAATCTTTTCTTTCCATAATGACAGTTTGTGTTCATCAACAACGGATTATTCCAGTGTTCGTTTATGAGTGATTGTTCAAAATCATAAGCAGAATCATGGTCATAAAATTCCGCAAGGATGAGCCAAGTGAAGTTATCAAAATTTGGTTTTACAATTTTAGAAGATGTTCTATATTCCGGGAAGTCTACATGCGATGGTTTGTTTAACTTAACATTCTTGACTCTGTAACCAATATAGAACTCATTGGTTGTTTTATTGACACACATATAAACATATGGCATCGCTTTGGTTGATGTATAAATATTCATGCTGATGTTGCCTTATAACATTAGAGTAGTTGGGAATTCCACTTCCGCGAACTACACTTTTATTTATCCCAATCCTATTGACAAAAGTTCTATAATTGTTGTATAATCAATCAACAAGGAATATTATTACCTATGAACGAACAGAAGATAAAACAACTTACTGAACAGGCTAACTTGTCTGCTGATAAGACATATCAATTTGATCCCGAAGACGGATTCAAAATTCAAGAATGGGACAAGATCCGTTTGGCTAAGTTTGCTGAACTAATCATCAACGAATGTTTAGATGTTGCTAACGATACACGGTATGATGGCAAGGTTGTTGCCAACCGTATCAAGTTTGTTTTTGGAGTTGAAAAATGATTGACTATTACGAAGCACTTAGAGAAATGCACCAGGGCAATGTAGTCAAATATGTTGGCACAGTGAATGGCAATGTAATGAGTGACAACGGTGCTAGTTTCTGTATGTGTCGTGGTTGTATTTTTCTATTTGACGATGGAGTAATCAAATGGAACAAGTTG